AGAGACGCAACTCAACGAGTTAGATTACCAATCGGCGCTGCTGGTACTTTTTTAAAATCAGATGGTACTGATATTGTATGGGCATTACCAAATGTAGCAAACAAAGTTTATTACGTATCAACTTCAGGTGTTGATAATACAGATACAGGCAGAGGTACTTCTCCTGAATTACCTTGGAGAACAATTAAATATGCTTGTTCACAGGTAGCTTCAGACACAGCAAATTTCAAAACAATTAAAGTTTCAACAGGAACATATACTGAACAATTACCAATTACGGTAGCTAGAAAAACTGCTATCGTGGGTGATAACTTACGAAGTGTTACCGTTTCGCCAGATACAACAACTGACAACGGTGCTGGTGCAGGTATTTCAAGTGATGGTTCAACACCAAATAACAGACAAACAATGTTTAGATTAAATGATTCTTGTACACTAACTGGTATGACATTTAGTGGTATGACAGGTCAATTACAAGGTTCGCCAAGTGCAGATGGTATTACAAGACCAACAACAGGTACAGGTGCAACAGCAACTGGTGTTGTTTGTGCTCTTGACCCAGGAACAGGTCCTACTGATACATCAACTCACATTCTTTACAGGTCACCTTTCGTACAAAACTGCTCATCAATAGGTACTAGAGCAGTCGGTATAAAAATTGATGGTTCTTTACACAATTCAGGTAATAAATCAATTCTTGCAAATGACTTTACACAGGTTATAGATAACGGTATAGGTGTTTGGTTATTGAATGGTGCAAAATCAGAATTAGTATCAGTATTCACTTATTACTGCCACGTAGGTTATCTAGTAGATTCAGGTGGTGTAATGCGTTCACTAAACTCTAACAACTCTTATGGTGAAAAAGGTTCTGTTGCTTCAGGTGTTGACCCTAACGAAACACCGGTAACATCAACGGTAACTACAAGAGATAATGAGGCAATCATTGGTAGAGCATTAGTATCAAACGCTGGTGTTTACAGATTAGAACAAGAATACGCAGGTGAAACTTATACGTCTGCTACAGAGACAATAACAGGTTCAGGCGCAAATGCTAACTTCACGGCAGATATAACTGATGGTGCAGTTAAACATATTGATACAACAACAAATGGTGATGGTCACTTCACTACAATTGGTGTTGCTCAAGGTGGTTCAACTACAACTATCAGATTAGCAGCCGCTGATACACAGGCAGATGATTTCTATAATGGTATGAGAATTACAATTACAAGTGGTACTGGTTCAGGTCAAACTGCTTACGTTGGTGACTATACTTCAGCAACAAAAACTGCTACCGTTTTCAAAGAAGATGGCACAGCAGGTTTTGACGTGTTTGGTCCGACAAGTGTTGCAGTTGCTCCTAACGCAACTACAAACTATGAGATTGAGCCAAGAGTAACCATCACAGGCGGTGGTTCTCCTACAAGAAATGCATTAGCAAGAGTTGTAATTGAAAATCAAAAAATTAAAAAGTTCTTAATCATTGATGGTGGTGCAGGTTATTCAACTGCTCCTTCGGTAACGGTAACTGACCCTAACGCAACAACAATAGGAACAGGTACAGCTACAATCGGTGACGGAGTAATTTCAAGATGGACTTATGTAGCTGCAGGTTCAGGTTATAAACAAGAGAACACAGCAGGTACCGTAAGCGGTGATGGTTATGCAGATATTTTACCAGTAGGCGCAACGGTAAAAACTTCAGGTTTATCTGCTTCACCAAAAGCAGGTTCAAGTATTGTATTTTCAAACGCTTCAAGTGTAAGTTATATTATCGTAACCGTTCTTTCACACGCAAACGGCGGTATAACAAATTTAGAAGTGTCGCCAAATATTTCAAAAGCAAATGCTCCAACACACGGAACAACTGCTACGATTAGACAAAATTATTCTAATATAAGATTAACAGGTCACGACTTCCTAGATATTGGTACAGGTGGTATTTCAACAACAAATTATCCTGACTTAAATGGTTACACACAATCACCAGACCAAGCAGATGAAGTTGATGATTTAGACAGAGGTAGAGTATTCTATACTTCAACCGACCAAGATGGTAACTTTAGAGTTGGTGAATTGTTTAGAGTAGAACAATCAACAGGTAAGGCAACATTGAACGCAGAAGCTTTTGACCTTTCTGGATTAAGACAATTATCTCTAGGTTCTGTTGCATTAGGAAATTTTGGTGCAACCGTAAATGAATTCTCAACAGATGGTACTTTAGGTGATAATTCTGATAATGCTCTCGTTACCGAGAAAGCTATTAGAACATTTGTTGAAAACCAATTAGGTGGTGGTCAAAACAACTTGACCGTTAACTCTGCTGTAATAGGTGAAATAACAATATCAGGAGCAAATATATCCGCTTCAACAGGAAATACGGTAAACTTTACAACAATACCAACAACAAGTATTGACCCGACAGCAGCAACACACATTGTTAACAAAAATTATGTTGATAGTTCGGTAACTCCTAATTTACAAACATTATCTTTTGATAGAGATACAGGACAATTAAACAGAAAAGTAATAACTAACTTTAACGTTGTAAATCAATATGAAGATACATTATTTAATGCTGCTGAACAAAATGCAGGTTTTGATGTAATTAACGGCTCTGTTAGAATTGAAATTGACAAAGCAGGAAATTTAATTTATAGAACAACAGGAGACGCTGAGCAAGGTGTAGAAACTCCTAGCAACGAGTAATTATAGATATAAATAGGATATAAAATGGCAATAACTAGAACAAAAATCGGAAATTTATGGTTTAATTATCGTGGCGAATACGATAATTCTATCGCTTATAAAAAAGACGATATCGTATTATGGAATAATACTGATTACTTAATGATTAGAGAATCCGATACAACTGGTAAGAGACCAGAACAAAATACTAACTATCATTATAACATTCAGGTAACAACTGACCCTAGCGATTCAACATCAAAATTTCAAATAGACGCTGATGAAACTTCTACTATCGAGTGGGCTACTGCTCTTTATGTAAGAAGAGGTGATAAAATTACTTTTTATCAAAATAATAATAACAATGATGACCAACCTTTGGCATTATCTACAACAGCTACAAGTCAAACATCAAATTATTTAACTGAAGGTGTTTCTTATTATCATAATGAAGAAATGGTTTCAAGAGCAGATTACGTAACCACAGCAAAATTTAATCCTAAAACTGCTAGAAGAGTAGTTGTAGAGTTTACAAAAGATACACCAGATGAAATTTATTACTTCTCTGCTGGTACAGGTGGTGCAAGTTATGGTGCTAAAATTGTAGTCGCAGATTGGGACACTTGGAGACCTTTAAGAAATTCATTTAAATGGAGAAACTTCCACGTAAATACAAGTGGTACGGTTTATTATGAAAATGATATTGTAAAAGTTAGACACGGAATTAATAATGACCAAGGTACAGATTACGAGGGTCAATCAAAGAAAGAAACTTTATCAACTTATATCTGTTTAAGACAACATACAACAGATGGCACAGAAAGATTTTTACCTTATAACAGAAATGTTGACACTAATGCAAATATGTATTGGATGAAAATGGGTGCTGAATATGAATCAGATGATGAGAGATATGAAAATAACGGTGTAATTGAAACCGTAAATAATATTTCAGCTGCTGACTCTTCAAGATTGCACGGAGTATTTAGAAATGTATCTCCTAAATCTACATCAAACTCAGCCGCTAACGTACATCCAGGTATGTTTAAAATTACCGTTCAAGGTAATGGTAACATTTTAGATACAGACAATTTCGCAGCTGCTGACTCATCAAGAACAGCAGGTAAATATACAAACGTAACCCAATCAGCAACAACTGGTGCAGGTACGGCTGCTACTTTTGATGTTACCGTAGATTCAACAGGTGCAGTTTCAAAAATAGAAATTATTAAAAGTAGAAATAAATCAACTACACCAACAGGTGGTTCAGGTTATGTTGATGATGAACAATTAACTATTGCTGACGCTTCATTAGGTGGCGGTGGTGCTGCTGACTTTACTTTCTCTGTAAACGGAGTAGGTACAGCAGGTGCGGCTACAATTGAAGTAGAAAGAGAAAATAGAGATTCACAAAGACATAGAAGATATTTTAATGACACAGGTATGATTTCAGGTGGTGAAAATAATGTTGTTGGTGATACTTTAACTTTTGACGGAGATATATTTGGTGGTGGTGCAGATTTAACTTGTCAAGTTGCTACAACTAGAAAACAAACTAGAGGTATGGCAACAATTTATACAGGTAACCCACACGAATGTGTATCTTTAATTAACAATGGACCTTTAGGTGATGATAACAAATATTACAGATTATCAGGTCAAAGAACATCAAGACATTGTGTAGATTGGCCAGTATTCCACGGCGGTACAGGTAATATGTGGACTTGGGGTAGTTCTTCAACAGGTCAAAACGGAATGGACCAAACATTTATGACTGCTACTCAAATGCAATTTCCTCACTATGATTGGTGGAGAAGTACAGACAATGGTGGTACAGGTGTTCACTCAACACCAGATGGCGAAGTTCCTAAAATTATTCAAATAGAAGGTGGTTATGAGTCAGGTATGGCTCTTATGAATTCAGGTGAATTATATCATTGGGGTTATGGTGGTCACGGTCAAAATGGTGACGCTTCAACTTCAAACCGAAGTTATGCTGTAAGAGTTGGTGGTACAGATACAAACGTTTACTTAGCTGCTAACGATTCAAACCACGTATTTAGAAGTGTAAGAATTAAAAGATGTTTCATATCAAACTGGCAAGGTTATAATGACAACACTCACTCTTGTTATGCAATTGATGAAGATGGTGAATTATGGTCTTGGGGTTATAACGGATATGGACAATTAGGTACAGGTAATACAACTAACTATAACGTACCTCAAAAAATTGCAAAAGCTTCTAACTTTAACAATAGTGAAATAGAAGCGTTTTGGACTTGTGGTGAATCTTATGTAATGTGTTTAGCATATACTAAAGAGAAAAAATTATACGCTTGGGGTTATAACAATAACGGACAATTAGGTATTGGTAATACTTCAAATCAAAATACTCCTCAAGAGGTAACAACGGTAACTTTTGATGGCACAGGTGTTGGTGAAATTAAAAAAGTTCAAATGTTATCAAGAAGTTCTAGTTTATCAGCAGGTATCTTAACTGAAAGAGGAACAATTTATATGGCAGGTTATAATAACCAAGGTCACTTTGGAAATGGTAACACTACAAACTTAAACACTTGGACAATAGCGTCAAATGGTCCAGGTAATGCTTCAAATGCAGATTGTGAAAACTTTTGGTGGGGTGGTAATGGTGACTATGCTCAACAATGGGTTGAAGACTCACTAGGTAATATTTTATGTGCTGGTTACAATAACCATTATTCATTAGGTGATGGTTCAAATACAACTAGAAACGGATTTGTAACCCCTAAATTTCAATTAGGTTCAGACACAACAAGAGATTTTAAAAATGTTAAAATGATTTCTTTCTATCCTCATTATAATGATTTAAGTACAAAAATATTAACTTGGGACGGAATGTTATATGCTACTGGCGATAACAGATATGGTCAATGTGGTTTTGGTTGGACTTCAACTAACGGAACAGCAGATAGAGATTCAGAAAACCAAAAAGAACACTTTAATAATGGCTATTTTATGCCAATGAGATTGCCTTCTTCAATGCAAGGTAAAGTCGAAGATGTTAGAGGTTGTGGTTATGGAAACAACTCTGACAACGTGTATGCTTTTTGGGAATACAAAACTTATGACAATAGATATTATCTAAATGGTTATGGTGGAAGTTATATAATGGGAAATACTAACGGTGGTCAAAGAGATATCCCTAGTCCACCAATTTTAGGATAAATAATAAGAGAGATAAAAAACTATGGCAAAAATTAATTTAGGAAGAGTTAAATTCGCATTTCAAGGCGATTGGAATAATAATACAAATTATCGTAAAGATGATGTTTGTTGGTTTAATAACTCTTTATGGATTTGTACTAACCCTTACTTATCAAATGGTTACGACAATATGGCGCCAGGTGATAAGAACACAGGTTATTTCTGGACAAGAACATTCTCAAATGACCCGGATAGACGTAGAGGTTATCACATTATGGAAGATGACTTCCAAAGAAGTAATGAAACAGGTAATCCTGTAATCAATACTTCAAGATATGGTAATGATGAAAATACGCAAGAGTCAACTAGAAACGGTCAAAGATTTGGCCAAGCAGATTACTTTAACAATAACTCAAATAACGGTGGTTATTTTTTAGATTATCAATCACACTTATTAGAAGATAATGAAACTTACGCAATGGGTGACCCAGGTAATTTTATGGGTTATGGTGAGTTAAATACAAACAAAATTCAATTCTACCAAAATTATGTACCGGTAGAGAATAACTTTCACGTAGAAATTCAAACTTCACCAGCAAATAAATTTAAAATTGATAATAGAATTGCAAGCTCAACTTTAGGAAGAAATACTTTTGGTGGCGAAGGCGGTGGTTTTAGAACATTTACACACTTTAAAGAAGGTTTTAAATATAGATTTAATCAAAGACACGAAACTAATAAAACTTTCCCATTAGGATTTTCAACAACTGCTGATGGTATACATAACTCATCACCAGGAACATCACTAGCTGCTGATGAAGACGGACCATATTTTGTTGTAGGTACAACTACAGCAGGAGATACTGGAGTTTTCTATCCTTTATATCTATCAGCTGCAGGTGCAAATGCTGAAGATACAAGATTAGGTGGTGCAGGTTCAAGTGCTACTTTAAACTTTTCAGAAATTACAAGAGGACCTAATAACGAATTAGTTTCAAATGAAAGTGGCACAAACTTTTATTTACCAGATATGATTGACTCAACTGCTGTTGATGAAAGAATATTTGAGGTTGCAGTAGTAGATGGTAACCCTAGTGACCACCCATATTACAACACAGGTTCTACAAAAAAATATTCTATCAATGGTTCAACTGCTACAGCAGATGTAACCTTAAATTTAGTAGAGGGTAAAACTTATAGATTTGACCAATCAGACTCTTCAAACTTAACTCACCCTTTAAGATTTTCTACAACTGCTAATGGTACTCACGCTTCAGGCTCAGAGTTCACAACAGGAGTAAGAACGGTGGGAACACCAGGTAAAAAAGGTGCATTTACAGAAATTAAAGTTAGAAAAGGTACTGCTAAATTATACTACTATTGCTCACAACACTCTGGTATGGGTTGGTCAGCAGACACAATTACACCAAGTTCAAGAGCAAGAAGTTTTGTACCTTCAAATACACCAATGTACAAAGGTGCTAACAAAAACGGTTTAGTTAGATACTTCTTAAATAACAAACAGGTAACTGAAACACAATATAAAGAAACTTTTGCTGATACAATACCAAATGAGGGTAATTCTTATACTGGTGATATGCCAGCATATACTACTGAAGATGGTTCTACAAGAGGTGGTCAGGTTTATTCTTGGAAGAAAAATCAAGATAGACAAGTTGAAATTTATATTCCTGTAGGTTTCTATAAACAAAGAAGTCAAAAAATTTATCCTTTCTGTTTAGACTCAGCGGCAACAAAAGCAGATATGTATTCTGATTTAGGTTGGGATGTAGAAGAGTCTTGGAGAGGTTACAAACATTGGGATAGATTACAAACAGGTATTAAATTTTGTGGTAAATATAATCCAGCTCACCACTACAGCTACAATGATATTGTAATTTACAGACCAGAAAAAAGATTATCAGATGGTGAAATATCACCTCAAGGTCCAACAGGTATTTACAGATGTATTAGAGATTCAAAAGGTAGACCTCCTCATTATGGTCCTCAAGATGTTACCGTGTCGCCTTTAAGAACAAAATCTACAACAACAAGTGGTAAATTAATTAGAAAAGAATATCAAGAATATCCAGCACACATACAATCATATTGGAATGATTGGGAATCTTTTGGTAGACAAGTTAACCAAGCTGAAGAGGCAAACGCTTGGTATGGTAACAAAGGTCCTATTCATTGGCCGTATAAACACTATACAGCAACATCTATGAATGATGATAACGTTTACAGACACATTGATAAAAACGGTGTATTATGGGGTATTAACTATCCTCAAACTGGTTTTCAACAAGATGGTTCTTATTACGCTTCATATTACGAAGAAATAAATTTAAGATGGAGAGATTGGTGGAGAAGTGAAGATTTAAACTATACAGGTTACAATGAAAATAGAGGCAGACATAGAAGTACGGTTAGAAAACCTTTAACAACACCTAGATGTGTTCAAATTCAAGAAGGTAGACAAGGTGCTTCATTACTATTTGATAACGGAGAAGTTTACACAAACGGTGAAAACTCAAATGGTGAAATGGGAGTAGGTCACGAGCAAGGTGATAACTACGGATTTATGAGAGTTTTAGGTTTAGAAGATGTTAAAATTATTAAAATGGCAGAAAGACAATGGTCAAACAACACCCACCACAAAATGGCACTAGATGATTCAGGTTGTGTATGGGTTTGGGGTTATAATGGTTACGGCGAGATTGGTGATGGTAGAACACAAAATAAACCAGCACCTTATAGAATACCAGCAAAATATTTTGACAACGAAAAAATTATAGACATTGCTTGTACAGACCAAAGTTCTTATGTAAGAACAGCTAGTGATACTTTGTATTCTTTTGGTAGAAATGGTAATGGACAATTAGGTGATAATACTACAACAGACAAATACAGACCTGTTAAAATGGCAAATTGGGATCCAAGTGCAAACAATGGTATCGCAGTATGGCAAATATCTGGTCAAGGAAATAACGTTTGGGTTACTTTACTAGACGGAAACGGTTATACTTGGTTTACAGGTCATAATGACTATGGTAATTCAGGTGCAGGTAACACATCAAATTTAAGTCAATTAACTAAAATTGAAACAGCACCTAACGGTGACTTTGTTGATTTATGGACTATGTATTGGAATGGTTATAAGTCTTGTTTTGGTAGACACAAAGACGGAACAATGTATGGTTGGGGTTATTCAGGTAGTTATTACAACCTTGGTACAGGTCAAACTGGTAACCAAACATCACCAACGCAAGTTCAAAACGTAAAAAATTGTAAAGAAATTTCTATATCTTGTAGTTATTCAGATTACGGTAGAAGTTTTTGGGTAGAAGATAGTGGATTGGCTTGGTGTTATGGTCAAGATTCTAGAAATGCAATGCTTCATCCGGTTGCAGGTAGTAATTACCAACAAGACGGTTCAAATTACTATCCATTTAGATGGTGGACACCTGCTGGTGCAAGAGTTAGAAATATGCACATAACAACAGATGACCAAGGTTCAAGTTCATATGCAGGTGGTTATAGATTTACAGATGAACACGGAAAAATTTATCATTGGGGAAGAAATAACTGGTGTACTGGTCACAACTGGTGGACACACGGTTGGACTTCAACAGGTGGTTATGCATATAACCAGGGACACGGAAGATAATATAAATAGTATTAATACTAAAGGAGAAAACTAAAATGGCAAAGAAAGTGTTTAAAGTCAAAGAAATCGCTCTTGAAGCTGATTATGTGGCACCAGTCGTATCAAGCGGTAATGGTCCTCTTTCACTTCAGACTATGGATAGTTATGCTTTCTTTTCTTATGACGATTCGGAAGTTACCGTTGACGCTAGTGGTACTAATGCAAGTAAATATGGTGTTAAAGTTCTTGACGCTTCAGACGCTGATGATTTAGCAGATATGAAAGCATTGAGACACACGGTAGCAATTGCAATGGAAGTCGCAAGAAAAGTAGAAGATTTTGAAGCAGAATATCCAAAAGTTGTGGTTTATGACGCAATAATTAATGATGTTTCAGCAGTTAAAACAGCAATTGAAACATTAAAAACAGATGTAAACGCTATATACGCAAACTACGGTTTACCGGCTATAGCATAATAAAATAAAAGGTTAAACAAAGATGGCTTTTGAATTAAACGAATTTAAACTTAAATGGCAAGGTCCTTGGAGAGATAGAACAGCTTACTCCAAGAATGATATTGTTATGTGGAAAGGAAAATCTTATAGATGTATAAGAGATTGTCCTGTAGCATATACATTATCAGGTGATTTCCTAGTTAACACATCTAACTATTCAATGGACCCAATGAGATTAGTCCAAAAGTCTTTTAGACCTGACAATCCAAAATACTGGCAATTGTTTTTACGTTCAACAGATGATATTACAGAATGGGAATTTTGGAGACAATATGAACCAGGCGAAATGTGTTCAGTTGGTAGAAAAATTTATCAATGTATAAAAAGAACAAGACGTTATAATACTTGGGTTGAAGAACATAGAGGTGAGCCAAGTGAATATTGGATAAAAATTTACGAATCACCATTTGCATATCCAGACAGAAATAGAACCGTATCGTACACTAACAGGACTCCTTTAGGTTGGAAGTACAATATGGGTAGAAATGCTAATGAAATGTGTACTCACTATTCATTAGGTGTTATAATGTCAAACGGAGACGCAATGCGTTGGGGTGGTAATGATGATACCGGAATGATGGGGAATGGTGACGGAACAAGTGGCTCAGGTAGAACAGGTAGACCACATATGACAGGTTTTACAAATATTGACTGGAGAACATCAACAGATAATAAAGATGTTGCAAAAGGCCACGAATTTACAGGTCATATGGTAACACCAGACGCTGAAGCTCCGAAATGTATTCAATGGTGTACAGGTCATAACTTTAGTGTTTGGCTAATGAATAACGGTGAAGTTTATACTTCAGGTTACAATGGTCATTATCAATTAGGTTATAACGAGGGTAGTTCAACAAACTCAACAAATAGAAATTATACAAACAGAGTATCAGCAAGTGATACGGTTGATTGGTTAGGAGATACAATACGTTCTTTTAACGATACAAAAATGGTAAAAGTTGGTACAACTTCTCAAGGACACCAATCAAGTGGTAAAGCAATTTGGTCATTAGGTGAAGATGGTTCAGTTTGGATTTGGGGTTATAACAACCAAGGTCAAGCAGGTTTTGGTAATCCTAGTATCAATAACTCAACAGATACTAACGGTGGTTCGCCTTACTCATTTTCATTTTATTCAGGAAATATAAGAAGACCAATTAAAATTCCTCAACAATTCTTTAACAACAAAAGAATTATTGATATGTGGGGCTCAGGTAACGAAGAAATGTATTGGCACGCCCTTGATGAAGACGGTTACTTATGGGCTTGGGGACAAGACGTTTACGGTTGCCTAGGAGTTGGTATGAATTCTCATACTTCTCAAGGTACTTATTACTACACAATTCCAAGAAGAGTTGAAATTAATTGGAATCAATATGGTGGTATGAAACTAATTCAACATTGGTCTTATGACGGACAAGGTCACGCAGGTACTTGGGTACTAGATGGCGAAGGCTATATGTGGTACACAGGTTACTTAACAAACGGACAAGTTCCAGGTATGTATGGTATTGGTGATAACAATACTGCTTATCAAGCTGAGTTTAGAAGAGGTGATTTTCACTTAAACGGTGATGTTGATGAATTCTGGTGTGGTGGTGATGAAAACAAATGGATGTACATTAGACAAAAATCAACAGGTATGTTATGGGTAAATGATGGTAACTACGGAACATATGGTACTAGAGGTTCAAGAGTACAACAAGGTTACTGGTATCAATCAGGCGGAATTCACGGAATGTTTTCTCATTTAAGAGGACCAAAATACGTAAGATATATTCAAGGTCAAAACTCTAATAGAGGTGATGGTTCATACATTTATGACTCACCTGGTATATTAGATGAAGATGGTGGACTCTGGTATGGTAATAATTACGGTTATAGATACTTTCCTTCATTATCAAATGATAATCCTGATAATAATGATGACGGTTATCAAATGGATATGTCTCAAGGTTTTGAATCTAATGCTGAAAACAGACATAGAAAAAGAAGAGCTGTACAACCTTGTAATAGTAAAATTGTGGACTTTGGTTCATACGGTTATCCAACGGTGATGAATTATTACTTTAGAGACCAAAATGGTAAATTATATACATCAGGTTATCAACCAAATAACCAAACATATATGTTTTCAATGATGCCCTACCGTTATCAGTCAGCAACTGGTTCATCTTGGGGAAGTAATAACTATCGTGCTCATATGGCTTCATCGCCAGGTGATTAATAAATAGTTTTTGACTATTTTTATTATGGAGTTAAAATGTACAAAACGAAACAAAACTATTTAAAATTTCAATCTCACGATATATTCGGCGATAAATTTCAATCATATCCAAAAGAAATGCAGGCAACATACTGGTATCAAGTATGGTGGATTATCAATCATTTTGAAACAATGATGAATGGTGTTGATTTTGAACATCACAATCAAAGAAATATATTAAGAGACAAGTGGGAAAAATTATGGCCGTTTCAAATTAGAAACTATACACTTGGTGGTGCACCTGCTATGCCTAAAATGCCTCACACAACAGACTTAATTCATAAGTTAGGTGAAGATTATAATTTTAATACACCGGCAATGTTGCTTAATAGAACATTTTGGAAAAAAGATTGGTTTTCTTATCAAGTTATATATGGTACAACCGTTGATTTGTTTAAACAAGTATTAAAAGTTAGTGATGAAGATATAGAAGCATTTTTAAAACCATTAGCAGATTATAAACCAAAAGATTATATACTACCAAGAATACGTGTTGTTAGTGGATTTGTATCATTAGCTGATTACTTTATGAAAACTAAAGATATGTGGATACAAACAAAAGAGTTTGGTGACTGGAGAGAAAAAGATAATTTAAGAAAAATAGAAGAATTTAAAAAGTATGGCGAAGTTTCAGATGAAATACCTGAGGACTATCCTTTAGATAAAACAAAAATATTAGATACACGAAAATTAAATAATAGATGGAAAAGAGAAAAACCTTTTTTAGAAAATGAGTATGATTAATGGAGCAAGAGAAAAAATATAGAATAAAAGAGTTAACTTGGGAATATCATAAAAATGCTGAAAGACAGCAGTTTGTGAAATTACTTTTATCAGGTACTATTGATGAAAAACTATATGCAACATACTTATATAATCAATTAAAGTGTTATTCTAAATTAGAACAATATTGTTTAGAAAGTTCTTTGTTTTTAGATACTTTAAATCTACCAAGAGCTGAACATATATTTTATGATTACAGAGCGTTATGGGGAGATATAGGTAGTCCGCCAATAGAAACTGAAAGTACAAAAGCGTATGTTGAACATTTAGATACTATCAGAGGTGAAAATGAAAAACTATATGCTCACGTATATGTTAGACATTTAGGTGATTTATCAGGTGGTCAGATGATTAAAAGAAAAACTCCTGGACCTAATAGATACTATATATTTAAACACGGTGAGGCAAAAGAATATAAAAGAATTGTTAAAGAAAGAGTTGAAAGTTATTTAAATTTATATGAGGTAAACGTGTTGCCAGAAGCAATCTTTTGCTTTGAAAGTGCAACAAAACTATTTAAGGAAATGTATGATTTGGGAAAGACTAATCAAGTGGCAAAATGAGACTATTGAAGTCTTAAATAAAAATCTGGTTGAATACAAAGAACCGGGTATGGAAAGATTCAACAATGAAAAATTAGGTTGGGTCAATAGAACCTGGAATAACAGATATATTAGAAGAGCACATTTAGATGTTGTTGATGTAAGGGAATCAAAAGGACTATGGATGGCACATCTATGTCTTTTTCCTATGTTAACAAATGGTGGACCGATTTATGGTTTTGATATTATAGCAGGTGAAAAGAAAGTCACCGGTGCCTTTCACGATTTTAGTCCTCTATTACAAAAAGACCACCCATTAACAAAATGGTTTATAGAAGAAAATAAGTGGTTTAAACCGAGTAAAGAGAGAGAGTTACCAGATTGGGCGAAGGCTATCTTTTCGGGAGGTATGATAGCCGCTGGTAATGTAAGAGAAGAAGATGAATTAAATAAAATTTGCACAATGGCAGTTTCTAATTTAAATAATTATATAGATAAAATTAGAAATCACGAAGGCGAAGCAGATATAAAAGAAGTAATTAAAGCACAAAATTACTATTCTGAACATCAACAAAAGAATCCACACACGCCTAGAGTTATGCAATCTCTTGGTTTGCCTGAAGAGGATATTAAATTATTCTGTTCGGACAACCTATTTCCGTTTGTTTCAGAAAACCAACCCTACTTGTAATAACTATTATAAATATACCAGAAAAGGGTATAACAAATGGCAGAACCAGCTACAAGAGAAAATTTAAAACAATATGCTTTAAGAGCATTAGGTAAGCCTGTAATTGAGATTAACGTAGATGATGACCAACTTGAAGATAGAATTGATGAGGCAATACAATACTTTGCTCAATACCATTATGATGGTGTTAAAAGAACATATTTAAAATATCAATACACACAAGCAGATAAAGATAGAATGACAAGTGATTCAACTGAATCTGCTACAGCCGGTTCTGTAACCAATAGCTGGAAAGAGGGTCAAAATTTTCTTGCAATACCAAATTCAATTATTTCTATAATCAATATATTTCCGTTTTCAAACAAAGGTAATTTAAATTTATTTGATGTTAGATACCAATTAAGATTAAATGACTTGTACGATTTTTCTTCAACAAGTGTGATTAATTATGATGTTGTATTAAGACATTTAGACTTTTTAGACCATATTTTAGTAGGTGAAAAACCTATGAGATTTAATCAACACGAAAATAAATTATATGTTGATATGGATTGGAAAAATGATTTAGCAGTAGGTGAATATTTGGTGATTGAATGTTATAGAAGATTAGACCCAGCAACAAATACAGATGTTTTTAATGATATCTTCTTAAAGAGATACGTAACCGCTTTATTTAAAAAACAATGGGGTGCCAACTTATCAAAATTTGGTGGTGTTCAAATGATAGGTGGTGTAACCTTAAATGGCCAACAAATATTTCAAGAAGCTTGCGATAGCATAGAAAAATTAGAATTAGAAATAAGAAGTTCATATGAATTAAATCCAGCAATGTTTATAGGATAGTGTTATGGCAATCAATCACTACTTTCAAGGCGGTAAAGGTATCGGAAATACTGCCGAAAAAAGACTACACGAAGACCTAATCATTGAGGGATTAAAAATATACGGTCAAGACGTATATTACCTACCAAGAACATTAGTCAATAGAGATTTAGTTTTAGGCGAAGATACTACAAGTCGTTTTGATGACTCGTATATGATTGAAATGTATTTTGAAACTACCGAAGGCTTTGCAGGTGAACAAGAATTAATTAACAAATTTGGTTTAGAAATAAGAGAAGATACAACATTAGTTGTTTCTAAACGTAGATTTGAGGAACACGTTGCTAGTAAGGCAAATTTAATTGCAGTTGGCAGACCAAACGAAGGTGATATAATATATTTACCTTTAATGAATTCATTTTTTGAAATTACTTTTGTTGAAGACCAAGAGCCGTTCTTTCAATTAGGTAACTTACCAGTTTACAAATTGAGAGTATCAAGATTTGAATACTCTAGTGAAGAAATTAATACAGGTCAAGAAATACTTGACCAAGCTGAAGATAAGTTTTCATTAAATACTTTAAATCACAAAGTTGGTTTAGAGTCTGGTCAAGTCGCATTAACAGGTGATGGTTCAATTGAATTAGAAGATTACTTTGATTACGCTACTGGTCAAAAGGCATTATTGATGTTAGAAACTTTTGAAGGCACAGAAACAATACAACAACAATCGCCTTATGCAAGTAACCTAGATATGAATACAGCGGCTGGTTATGATACGGTCGGAACAGCAGATGACATATTAGATTTTACAGAAAGAAATCCTTTTGGTGAGGTAGATGAATAATGTTTGGTTCTCATTTTTATAACGAAGGTATTAGAAGACTAACAATTGGTTTTGGTCAATTGTTTAATAATATCATAGTACAAAATAAATCATCAACTGGTGCAGTCACCAAAAGATACAGAGTGCCTTTAGCATATGCACCTAAAGAAAAATTTTTAGTTAGATTAGATGAACAATCTAATTTAGATAATAGACAATTTGCACAAAAACTTCCTAGAATGGGTTTTGAAATGACAGGTTTGTCTTATGACCCTAGTAGGAAAATAAATAAAATGCAAAAGTTTAGACAAGTTAAGACCGGTGAAGACGGTAAAGTTTTAAACTTTAATTATACACCTGTGCCGTATAACGTAAATTATACCCTTAACATTTTCACAGCAACGGCAGAGAATGGATTAATTATTGTAGAACAAATTTTACCGTTCTTCCAACCCGATTTTACGGTGACCGTTAATATGGTTCCTGATTTAGGTATAAAAAGAGACGTACCTATTGTATTAAATGATGTTAATTATGAAGATAGTTATGATGGCACATTTACTACAAGAAGAGCAGTAATTTATACTTTAAATTTTACAGCAAAAACATATCTATTCGGACCAATGAGTAATCAGAAAGTCATTAAAGAGGTACAAGATGACCTATATACTGATACAAATACAGGCGCAGATAAAACTAGAGAGGAGAGGATTATAATTACTCCTAATCCATCAACAGCCGACGCTGATGATGATTTTGGTTTTACTACACAAATTTTAAATTTTAGTGATGGTAAGAAATATAATCCGAAGACAGATACAGATGAGTAAACTTGAAGATAATGTAAATGAAATTTTAGGTATAGAAAAGAAAAAAGAAGTTGCTATAAAAGACTTTGAACAACCAGCACCTGTGCCTAGAAAAATTGATGAAACAAAAACAGATATAGATAATGATTATTCTCATAGTAGAGATAATTATTACAATCTAATTGACAAAGGCAATGAAGCGATTGAAGGCATATTAGAAATTGCCAAAGAGGGTCAACACCCTAGAGCATATGAAGTTGCAGGTCAATTAATAGGTCAAGTTGCAACAACCGTTGACAAACTACAAGACTTACAAAAAAAATTAAAAGATTTAAAAGAAGTGCCTAATAAAACAAGTGCTAATATTAAAAATGCATTGTTTGTAGGTTCTACAGCAGAATTACAAAAGATGTTAAATAGAAAAAAAGAAGATGAAATTATTGAAGGCGAAAGCGGACAACCAAAAAAAGATAATACTGGAGATAAGTAAAATCCATTATATCAAATCTATGACACCTTTGCCAGAATTATTAAATGGTGAAGAGTTGCAAAATCCAATAGAAGTAAAAAAACATACAATATCTTTGCAACCAAGAAAAGGTGTAGGTGGTGTGCCATATGCAGAAAAACAATATTCTGTTTGGCGTGGTTCGCAGAGGGTACAAGCCGCATTAAAACTAGGTTATACACATATAGAAGGAATAATAATAAATGAATGACGCATATCTAGGTAATCCTAATTTAAAGAAAGTAAATACACCAGTTGAGTTTACTAAAGAACAGATATTAGAATTTGAAAAATGTTCTAAAGACCCTATTTACTTTATGAAAAACTATATACAAATAGTTTCTCTTGATTTAGGTTTAATACCTTTTAAGATGTATGATTTTCAAGAACATATTGTTAGAACGATACACGATAACAGATTCACCATATGTAAACTACCGAGACAATCAGGTAAATCAACAACCGTGGTTTCTTATCTTTTACATTATGCGTTATTTAATCCTAATTCTAATATCGCTATACTTGCCAATAAATCATCTACTGCTAGAGATATATTAAGTAGAGTACAATTAGCATATGAAAATTTACCGAAATGGTTACAACAAGGCGTTATAAACTGGAACAAAGGTAATATTGAATTAGAAAACAAATCAACCATAGTGGCGGCTGCAACATCTTCAAGTGCAATACGAGGTGGTTCTTATAATATTATATTTCTTGATGAGTTTGCTTTCGTGCCTGCTAATATAGCAGAAATGTTTTTTAGCTCTGTATATCCTACAATATCATCTGGTACTAAAACAAAATTAATTATTGTATCCACACCTTATGGTATGAATCAGTTTTACAAATTATGGACAGACGCAGAAAACAAAAGAAATGATTATGTGCCTATTGAAGTACATTGGTCAGAGGTGCCAGGTCGTGATGAAAAGTGGAAAGAAGATACAATTAGAAATACATCACCCGAGCAGTTTCAACAAGAGTTTGAGTGTGAGTTTTTAGGTTCTGTAAATACTTTAATTAGTCCTGCTAAAATAAAAAACATAGTATTTAAAACACCAATAAAATCTAATGCAGGTTTAGATGTCTATGAAGACCCTAAAAAAGGTGCAACATATGTTTGTATGGTTGACGTAGCAAGAGGTGTTAATAAAGATTTTTCTGCTTTTATAATTGCAGACGTTTCACAAATGCCTTATAAGGTTGTAGCAAAGTATAGAAGTAATGATATAAAACCTATTTTATTCCCTCATACAATAGATAGAGTATGTAAGGCATATAATCACGCTCACGTATTAGTAGAGACAAATGACCTTGGTCAACAAATTGCAGAGGCACTACAATTTGAATTAGAGTATGATAATTTATTGATGACTACACAAAGAGGTCGTGCAGGTCAAATATTAGGTGCTGGTTTTAGTGGCAGAGGTTCTGGTTTTGGTGTAAGAATGACTAAACAAATTAAAAAAATAGGTTGTTCAAATATTAAAACATTGATTGAAAGTGATAAAATTATAATAAACGATTTTAATATTATTGAGGAGATGTCAACCTTTATTAAAAAAGGTCAAAGTTGGATGGCCGAAGAGGGTTGTACAGACGATTTAATGATGTGTTTAGTAGTGTTTGGTTGGTTATCTAATCAACCTTTTTTCAAAGAAATGACAGATACAAACGCTAGACAACAACTATATGAGGAACAACAAAATCTGATAGAGCAAGATATGTCGCCTTTTGGTTTCGTAGATGATGGTATTCCAGACCACGAAAAGGTAGAAGTTGATGAATATGGCACGGTTTGGCACCCGGTCACACGTAAGGGCAACTAGAAACTCAGCTTATTATAAATATCAGTAGAGTATGACTTTTGACTATGGGCGTATGAATAATACGACATTTGAATAAAATGAGTAAAAATAATTTGCAAATTAAAAAGGAGAAACCCTAATGGCATTTCAAGTATCACCAGGTGTTCTCGTACAGGAAAAAGACTTAACTAGAATTATACCAGCTGTTTCAACTTCAATTGGAGCATTTGCAGGTACATTTACTAAAGGTCCTATGGACGAAGTAGTAAGTATTTCTAGTGAGCAGGAACTTGTAGCAACGTTCGGTAAACCTAATAATTCTAACTTTGAGGATTTTTTTAGTGCTTCCAACTTCTTACAATATTCTAATGCTTTAAGAGTTGTACGTGTACAGAATTCATCTGTATCAAACGCTACTGAATCAGGTTCAGCGTTTGTAATAAAAAATACTATTGATTACACGAATAACTTTGCCGCTGGTCAAGCTTCTGTTGGTTTGTGGGCAGCTAGAACAGCTGGAGCATTCGGAAACTCTTTACAGATTTCTACGTGTCCATCTGCTACTGCTTATGAAGAAGTAAACAAAACTACCGTCGCTGACGCCGCTATGGCTGTTGGTGATACCGTGGTCACGGTTACTTCAGCAACAGGAATTAGTGCAGGCGACATTGTAAATTTCGGTGACCAATTTGAATATAGAGTAATAAGTGTCTCAACTAACGATTTAAATATTGTTAGAAAAGATGAGCCAGCTTATTTTGGTACATCTGATTCTTCTGGATTACATCAAGCACCTACAAACGGCGCTCAAGTAAGACGAAGATGGAAATATTATGACCTATTTGATAAGGCGCCAGGAACTTCACCATATGCACAAGCAAAAGGTGGCGTTAATGACGAATTGCACGTAGTAGTAATAGACGAAGATGGTGACTTAACAGGAACTAAAGGTGATGTTTTAGAAAGTTATGAAGCAGTATCAAAAGCTTCAGACGCTAAGACAGCTCAAGGTTCTGTAAATTACTATCCAGATGTTATATACAATCAATCAAACTACATCTACTGGATGGACCACAACGCTGGTGGTTCTAACTGGGGTAGCGCAGCTAACGGAACAACTTTTACAGACGTAACCGCTGTTTCAAACGTATCGCTACAATCTGGTTCTGACGGAACTACAGCAACAATCGGCCAAAGAAAAACTGCTTACGAGAAGTTTGAAGATGGCGAAACGGTTGACGTAGGTCTTATCATAGCAGGTGCTGGCGACGCTACACACATAGGAAACTTAATCACGATTGCAGAAAACAGAAAAGACGCTGTTGTATTTGCAAGTCCTGAAAGAAGTGATGTTGTAGGTATCGCTGACGCTAACACACAAAAGAGCAATGTAGTATCTTTTTTCCAAGGTATTCGTTCATCTTCTTATGTAGTGTTTGATAGTGGTTACAAATATATGTACGACAGATATTCTGACTTGTACAGATTTGTTCCATTAAACGGAGATGTTGCAGGTCTAGCCGCTCGAACTGACCTTGTTGCAGACAGCTGGTTCTCACCTGCTGGTTTCAACAGAGGTATCATAAGAGGCGCTGTTAAACTTGCGTTTAATCCAACTAAAGCTCAAAGAGACGAATTGTACAGAGCAAGAGTAAATCCTGTGGCAACATTCCCAGGACAAGGTACGGTTCTTTTCGGTGACAAAACTGGATTATCAGCTCCAAGTGCTTTTGATAGAATCAACGTAAGAAGATTGTTCATCACTTTAGAAAAGGCGATAGCAACTGCTTCTAAATTTCAAC